CATCCTTTAAAGCCTTCTTTAGGTACTCTTTAGCTTCTAGGCCAAGGGCCTTCTCAGCAAGATCCTTTGTGCGTGACTCAGGGGTATCAATACCAGCTAGTCTAACACGGGATGCAAATAAAATATCAAACCCTAAATCAATAAGAACGTCAATAGTATCTCCATCTACTACATTCTCTACTTTTCTTACATAATATTCATACATTAGTAGTCTTTACCTTTCGCTTTATCTTCAATAAGCTTATCTCTTTCATCAATTATAGTAATCATAAATGACATCATCTTTGCGTACCCTTCAGGATTATCCATAATCTTATTGTAATGATGACCACAAAAAGTTAAGTCGCCATTTAGCCCAGTAACTTTAACTAAAGCTTCTGCTGCACAAGAATCACATCTATCTGTTGGTCCAAGAACCCATTCTTGTTGAACAATCTCTTCAGTAATCATTGTGTTCATAGTATACCGCTACTTTCTGTTATCAGTGGAATAAAATCCACTACCGTTGAAAACTGCTCCTACATTAGAGTATACACGTTCCAGTGGTAGATTGCAAGTTTCACAATCATACCCTGGATCGTCTTCTTTAATTGAACGAACTTTTAAAACAGTGTCTGGACATTCTCCAGCACATCTATATTCGTACGCTGGCATATATTATTTCTTAGCAACCTTTTTAACTGCTGGCTTTGCAACTGGTGCAACAACAGGAGCTTTTTCTAGCAGAGGAGCACCTTCTTCTCCAGTATATACTGGACGACCCCAACCAACTACAGAATTGACTAATTTCTTTTTATTGTTTTTAACATATGCACGAGTCTTTTCAACACACATTCCGCCGTTTCTCTGATCTCCCTTTGCAGTTCCTGAAGTATTTCCCTCAATAACTTGAATAGTTCCGTCACCATTATTTTTGACACAAAGGCCAACATGTGAAATACGATTTACACCATCATCTGGAAAATCAAAATAAATCCAGTCTCCTGCTTGTGGATCGTCATTACGTGCATCTGACCAACGACCTTCTTTTTTAAACCAATCTGATGCTGCTACTGTTGACGCAGACTTAGGAAACTTTGCAACTCCTGCTGTGAACGCACACCACGAAACAAACGACTGGCACCAAGGCTGAAAGTTTACCTTCATCCATGCACCGTACTTTGTTTCATTGTCTTTTGGACCTTCAATAGTTCCAATTTGCTTTTGTGCAACCCCAATGATTGCTTCTAGTGATCCTTTTACTGACATTTTTTGCCCCCTTTATTGGCTAATATATATAAGTATACACTATGCTGATTTATCTGTCAACCTAAGATATGTTCTTATCCTGTGACAATTAGCGCATACTACTTCACACTTTGCTATCTCTTTTTTAATTGCTGCCCAAGAAAATCCATCATGGATCATTCTTGAAATATTATATTTTTTATCTTTTAAATGATCAAAGTCTAAGACTATGTGGTTATTTTCTCCGCAGTCAACACACCCGCTGGCTTCTTTAATTTCTTTCAGTCGCCTTTTGAATTGCTGCTTATTATAAACCGCTAATTCTTTATCTGACATGTTGTTATTATTATACACCTAAAATGTAATGCCCCACACAGGTAATTCAGGCACGATGGCCCAGGTTATTTCAATGGGTAACTAATCCATCACTAAGGTCCTGTGTGGGGACATCTATATTGTACTACTTGATTTTGATTGTCTTTGGTTTCTTTTCTTCAGGAACAATACGATCTACATTGATATGTAGCATACCATCCTTCATGTCAGCACCAGTTACTTCCATGTATTCTCCAAGCGCAAATGATCGTGTAAATTTACGACCTGCAATACCCTTGTGAACTACTTCTGCATCTGTTACTTCTACAATCTCACCCTTAATAACAAGAGTCCCATTGTCTACAGATACATTAATATCTTCCTTTGAAAATCCAGCAATAGCTAATGAAATTCTATATGTATCTTCGTCTAGTTTAAGAAGATCATACGGAGGATATGAGTTTGAATTTACTTTATGTGCATTGTTTAAACGGCTTAACTCTCGGTTAAAGCCAATAAAAAAAGGATCATTGAAAAGATCCATTGTGAAACTATTTACCATTTTATTCCCCTTTCAAGCGAATAAGTTAATATACCCCTCATTCGAGCAGGTATCTAATAATTATAGCATATTTTAGTGGTCTTTAAGTTTAAATACAAACATGCATGGGTCTCCACCATCATCCCACTCTTGCATTTCTTCATCTGTCATGTAAGGATCTCCTTCATGAGTATTACAAAACACAGGGGATATCCATCCTCTATCAATTCCATTGTTCATCCAAATATCAAATTCAAATGTATCTTCGTCTTTTATCATGACTCTCCTAAATGCTTACGATATCGATTGGACCCATACAGGTTGGAGAAAATTTTATTGCTGCTCCAACAGCTGACTGTAATCGTCTACGTGGATCTTTAATTTTTTCTGTAGCATGAAGTGCACCATAAGCATATTCTGCTCCAGATCCCATAGCAAGGTAGTCTACTTCATACTTTGATAAAGACATATCTGAAGAACTATGTTCGTAGATCTGTCCTTTAACTGCAATTATCAAACCAAAGTCTGAATCTTTTCCTGTATCAACCCACCAGTCTGTATAAAACTTTTTAAGTTGTTTAATAAATTTGGTTTGCATAAACTTATCTGTGTCACGAAGATCTGGAATATCTGGATTAAAATTATAGCGAAGTCTTTCACCATCCATAGATCCAGCATACCCAATTAAATATGGGCCAAGCTTCCAAACTTTAGGAGCAGTCAATGCTAGAATAGTACCATCGTCTGATGCACCACGATCTCCAGCCATATATATTTTATTTTCATGGCGTACAACAGCGATACAAGTCATGACAAAACCCTCCCCAAGTAGATATATCTAAGTATATCATCCCTATGGATGGCTGTCAACAAAGGCCAAATATGACTAATTAGCCTTTTTGTCTACTGTTTTAAAGGCTTCATTAATCTCTGCTAATGTAAGCTTTCCATCGTCCAAAAAAGCTCTTGCCAGTCTTTCAATAACTGTGGCTACGCCTAATAGTCCTGCTAAGAATACAGCCTGCATAGTATCAATTCCTACTACTGCTCCTGCTCCTAAGACTGATAGTCCTGATGCTGCGAATACCGCTAAAATTCTCATAAGAATATTTGTTATTGCTTTTTGTGGGTGTTCTTTTTTAGGGGGTTCTACTACTGTTTTTTTAGTTGCCATTTTATTACTCCTTGTTTCTAATTGGACTAGTTAGTATCCATAGGCCTGTTGTTGCTATGATTCCATATCCAACAATTGTCTTAGCACTACCGTCCAAAACTACCCAGGCTATAAACATTCCAAGGAGAGTCCATGCCTGGTCTACCATATCCTTTAGGATATTTTTTACTATTCTTACCATCTTCTTCCTCCTCTTGATGCTGGTGAATTAGATCCTCCACCAGAACTTCCTCCACCACTAGACCCACCCGTACTTCCACCTGCTGCTGCCACACCTGCAGCATTTATTGCTGCTCCTGCTGCCACCACTGTTGCTACAACCATGTCTGTTGCTTCAGCTCTTTCTTCTTTTGACATATCAGCACCGATACTTCCAAGGGCTGCAAGTGCTGCTCCTGGGTCTGAGAATGCCTCTTGTAGCAAAGCTGCAGGATCTTGTAGCAATTCAACTTGTGCTGCTACTTCTGCAGTAATGACAACTGCATTTCCTTGCTCATCTGTTCTTACATCAACAGGAGTTTCTTTTGGAAGATCTTTATACTCAATTCCAGAATCTTTAATTTGCTCAGAACTTAAAGCTTCTCCATCTGCCTGTGCGATAAGGGCATCTGCTACTAATGATTTCTCTGATTCATTTAACTTACCACCATCGGCAGTCAATACCTCTACAAGATTAGCAACTTCAGCTTTGCTAACATTTCCATCAGCCATTAAAGCATTAACAACTTCTTTAGCTTGTGCCTGAGTAATAGTATTACCAGTAATTACTGCTGCTACTGCTTCTTTAACTTCTTCTTTAGTTGTTTCATTCTTTGATTTTTCTGCAGCAATTCTTTCTGCTTCTAAACGTGCCTCTTCTTTAGCTTTGGCTATTGCCTTTTGTTTGGCTTCTTCTACTGCTTTAGCATCTGCTTCTGCTTGGACTCTGGCTTCTTCTGCAAGCCTTGCTTTTTCCTCAGCAGCTATTCTTTCCTCTTCAGCCTTTGCAGCAGCTTCTGCAGCAAGTCTTTCTTCTTCAGCCTTAGCATCTTCTTCTGCTTGTCTTATTGCTTCCGCTTTTGCTTCTTCTTCCGCTGCAATTCTGTCAGCCTCTGCCTTTGCTTCTGATTTTGCTTTTTCTTCTGCTGCTTTAACTTCTTCTGCAATACGATCTGTTTCTGTTTGGGCTTCTATTTCTGCTTGAATTCTTGCTGCTTCAATTTCTGCTTCTATGCGATCAGCTTCTGCTTTAGCATCTGCTTCCGCTTTAATTCTTTCTTCTTCTGCTGCTGCTTCTTCTGCTGCGATTCTAGCAGCCTCAACCTCTTCTGCTATCCTTGCAGATTCAGCCTCTGCTGCGATTCTAGCAGCCTCAACCTC